CTGACCGAGGTGGAGGGTGACGGCAAGAAGAAGCGCTACCACGATACCTTCGTGACTAATGCCCACGAGATGTGCGCCATGCTTACCCATCTCAACGTAACGGGTGACCCCAAGCTAGAGGCGGCACGTCGCCAGTTGGAAGTTGCTATGTCAGATATCGATATCGACGATATCAAGGAGAGCGCTTTGATCCGCGACGACGTCAAGACCAAGGTCGATGCCATCCTCAAGAAGTATGAGTGGTGAGATGCTTGACGTAAGCAAGCTAACAGTAGATCGTATATATAAAAATAGACCGGGCAATAGGCTCGTCTCTATACCCTACTCTATCGAGTACACGTACAAAAACAGGCGAGGCTTATCATACGTCTACGCCAACGATGAACTTGGTGCATACCAAGGATTACTCAAACAGCTAGAAGAGAGATACGAAAATGGATAAGGAAAAGTTCAGCTACACTTCACTTGGTATTGCCAACGTGTGCTACCAAGAAGACAAGGACAAGCCCTACTCTCGTTACGAGCATCAAATCGTTAGCTTCATAGACCCTCTAATCCGCACATTATCCAAGCGGCATCCTGACTATACCTTCGTAGGTAGGGTTGCCTCAATTAGGAACGATACCTGTGGCTGGTACAACTTCTTCGTCTACAAGGGTCGGGAGCATCTTGGTTCTGTCTACCAAGGCTACAACAGCGGGGAACAAACCTTCTGCATCGAGAGCCCAACCACGCAAACAAGCTCAAGCCGCAGACGCAAATCCTATACCGAGACCAAGGATATCAAGAAAGCCGCGAAGCTGTTCTCTCAGCACATGGTGCCCGCTTCGTACCCAGCAAAGCTAACCAAGGCAAAGACCCACACAGACAGCGTTCTGGCTGAGCAAACAGTGAAGTTGGAGCGCCGCGTGATCCTGCATAGGAACCACCTGTGGGGCCGCGCGATGGAGATCATGGTAGCGGAGTGGGAGACCTTTGCACCTAAGCTGCTCGCAGCAGGGGCTTCCTCTGAGATCGTGTCAGAGTTTGTTGAGACGCGAGAGAACTACGGAAAGAACGAGCTAATGTCAGCCTATGCGTCACGGAACCACGGAGCCACCGTCATAATCCAAGAAGACGGTTCGTATCTGGTTAGGATTAACAAGCCCACCGCCTACTCTGGGCGTATGTCGCAGGATGACATACCTCCCGTGATGCGAACCAATCTGGGTATACTCAAGATATGCGCCGACAACGCAGTGATTTCCGGTGTGGGCGTAAGGTATGACGAGTGCACGTTCTTTGTCGTAACAGAAGAGGAGGAAGCGCAGTGAGCGGTCCCCGCATACCAGCCGACGTCGCTGATGCCCTAGACGTCACAGGCCTACCGTGGGAGGTCGTAACAGGAAGCAAGCACTACCATGTGCGACTAGCAGGGTACCTAGTAGGCATACTGCCCAAGGGTAACACAAAGGACAGACACCAGCGTTCGACCAAGAACCTGATTGCCAACATTCGAAACACCACCCGCAAACTTACACTGGACAATGTCCAACAGAAGGGTTAGGTTGCAGCGTTGGGTGCCTATAGTTCAACTGGATAGAGCGCCCGCCTTCTAAGTGGGATGTTGCAGGTTCGAGTCCTGCTGGGTACGCCAACTAAAAACAAAGGACACAGCATGGCACGTACCCCCGAAGGCAAGGTTAAAGACAAGGTAGTGGCCATCCTCAAGGAGCATGGTGCCTATTACTTTTTTCCCGCCACGGGGGGCTATGGCCGCAGTGGTATCCCAGATATCGTTTGCTGCTTTCATGGCAGGTTCATCGCGTTCGAGTGTAAGGCAGGGAAGGGCCAGACGACCGCCCTACAGGATAGGGAGATAATTAGTATCATCGATGCTGGGGGGTACGCATTCGTCGTCAATGAGGAGAACATCTACATTGTGTCAGCAGTTCTTAAATTAGTTAAGGAGGATTGATGCCAATACCCGTAGCAAAACTAAAAGCAGAGTTGGAAGGCCTACTGAATAAGAACATGGGTCTGGCCACAGTCGAAGGGTGGGTTGTCGGCCTGAGTGATCCCCCCTTCGCCTCAAGGACACAGTGGTGGGCCGACGAGGTCATGCACCAAGGCGAGAAAGACACCTACTACGTCGAAGCCCAAGACCAGCTAGAGGCCTTCGCAAAGGCCCTGAAGATGCAGGAAGAGAAGCATGCTGAAGGACATATTCAGATATAATGTTGAAACAGACAACTATGTACGGCGGCTTGGCGCTACCCTGTGGAAAGTTTGGGTTACGGAAACAGAGGGTATTAAACGTATCGAGGAATGGAGCCCGTTACTAGCCATAACTCCATCCACTTATAGCCTATACGAGCGTGGCGAAAAATCAGAACGTATAATGTACGTCGAAGCCCAAGATGAGCTAGAGGCCTTCGCAAAGGCCATGAAGATGCAGGAAGAGAAAAATGGACGTCTTGACGCCGGATAAAAACACCCTAGACTACTAAAACGTTTTAGGAGTCTATTATGTCACGTAAGCAAACCGCAGAATCTTTTTGGGCGCGAGTGAACAAGGAAAGCGATGGGTGTTGGGAGTGGCAAGGTACCCGTAATAACACCGGATACGGAGTTGTTGGGTGGGCAGGGAAGAACTACACGGCGCACAGGGTAGCCGCTTGGGTGTCAGGGATGGTTGATAGCCCCAGTGTTCCCGTAGACAGCCGCGCCCTTACGCATGTGCTGCATACTTGTGACAACCGCAGGTGCTGTAATCCAAGCCATTTCTTTTTAGGCTCTTACTCCGATAACCAGAGGGATGCCTATACAAAAAAGCGTAGGGTACAGCCTACCGGGGCTACCCATGTTAACGCAAAGCTAACAGCGGAACAGGCGAAAGAAATCCGTAATAGGTATAGAGACGGAGAACGTCAGATACCTTTAGCTAAAGAATACGGTGTAAGCCAGAGGGCTATAAGTAAAATGGTTAGGATGGAGACATACAAGTAATGGATATTCTTACTGTAGACGTGGAAACCTTCTACTCAGGCACGTTCAGTCTTTCTAAAATTACTACCGAAGAGTACATCCGTAGCCCTCTGTTTGAGACTATCGGCGTATCGGTAAAGGTCAACGACGCGCCCGCCGAGTGGTGCAGCGGGACCAAAGCAACTATCAAAAAATTCTTGGACAAGTTTGCGTGGGATAAGTCTATCGCCGTGGCGCACAACGCCCTCTTCGATATGGCTATCCTAAACTGGCACTTCGATATCCGACCCAAACGCATAGTGGATACCCTAGCTATGGCACGGGCGCTGCTGGGTTCGTCGGTGAGTGTAAGCCTAGCATCGCTAGCTAAGCACTACGGCTTGGGGGTGAAGGGCACAGAGGTTGTCAACGCACTGGGCAAATACCGTGCGGACTTCACGAAGGAAGAGCTAGCCCGCTACGGTGAGTACTGCTGCAACGACGGTGACCTGACCTACGACCTGTTCAACACGATGATGCAGGAGGGGTTCCCTGTAGCGGAGCTACGCCTCATTGACCTCACGACGCGCATGTTCAGTGAGCCTGTGTTGGAGCTAGACAAAGCGACGCTCGTGGGACACCTGCGCGGGGTGCAGGACTTCAAAGAGGGTCTGCTCCAAAATCAGCACTACTCAAAAGAAGACCTGATGTCTAACCCCAAGCTGGCGCAAATCCTTCAGGATCACAGGGTAGAGCCCCCCATGAAGATCAGCCCGACCACGGGCAAGGAGACCTATGCCTTCTCAAAGAGTGATGAGGCGTTCAAGGACCTCTTGGAGCATGAGGATATAGTCGTCCAAACCATTGTCGCTGCGCGACTAGGCGTAAAGAGCACCCTCGAAGAGACGCGCACTGAGCGGTTCATCCAGATCGCTAACCGTGGCTCCCTGCCTGTACCCCTACGTTATTACGCGGCGCACACTGGCCGCTGGGGCGGGACCGACAAGATCAACATGCAGAACATCCCCCGCAAATCTCCCCTCAAGCGGGCCTTCGTGGCACCGGAAGGGTTCGTCCTAATCGACAGCGACTCCAGCCAGATCGAAGCACGTACCCTAGCATGGCTAGCGGGACAGCAGGACCTAGTGGATGCCTTCGAGCGTGGGGAGGACGTCTACAAGCTCATGGCCTCCGCCATATACAACAAGGATATCCCGGATATCACGAAGGACGAGCGGTTCGTAGGTAAGACCACCATCCTCGGCTGCGGCTATGGCATGGGGGCCGCGACGTTCAAGACGCAGCTAAAGACGATGGGCGTGGACATGCCCCAAGAGGAGTGCGAGCGGATCATCTACGTCTACCGCGAGACCTACCCCCATATCCCGTTGTTGTGGAAGCAAGCCCAGACTGCGGTCAAGGCTATGGTTGGGGATAGCACGTCACCTCTAGGCCTCGACGGGGTGTTAACTATAGTTGGCAACGACGGCATCCTGTTACCGAATGGCTTGCACCTGAAGTACCCCAACATCCGCTGCGAAGAGGTGGAGAACAAGCTCCAGTACTTCTACGACGTGAAGAAGGGCAAATCCCTAGTCAAGAACAAGATTTACGGCGGCAAGCTGGTGGAGAACGTCTGCCAAGCCCTAGCCCGCATCATGGTTGGTGAGCAGATGTTGCTCATATCAAAGAAGTACAAGGTCGCAATGACGGTCCACGACAGTGTCATCGCGGTAGTGCCAAAACACGAAGCAGAAACAGGAAAGGAGTTTGTTGAGATGGCAATGAGGATGCGACCCAGATGGGGGCTAGACCTCCCGCTGAACTGCGAGGCTGGGGTTGGGCCTAACTATGGAGAGTGTAAGTGATGGAAGAGTTGCGTGTTCGGCTAGAACAGATCGGAGGGTGCGGAGATGGGGGGTGCATGATCCATGTCCGCCCCGGTATGCACACAAATGGCGGGTGTCGCTGTAGCACAGACCCCCTCAAAATGCGCCAAACCGTCCACACGTACAAAATGGCCGTCAAGGAGCAGAAGCAGGAGATCGCAGAGTTGAAGGCCGAGGTCGCGCAGTTTCAAGCCATCGTTGATATCCTATTCAACCTCACCCAACACCTCGCACTATCCCCCGTTTACCTTAAGAAAATCCCGCAGCTATGTAAGGAGGAACAATAGATGCACAAGGTAGTTGAACTGATCCTCAAGCGGATGGAGAGCCATCCGGAGGAGTTCGTGGATGCTCGCATGAAGCAGATGATCGAGCCGTACAGGCAGTATCTGACCACGGAAGAGAAGGAAGCCCTGAAGGCTAAGGAGCGCGATATACACCTCGACACGCTCCATGTTCGGGTGATGAAGCAGATACTAGCGGAGAAGGAAGAGAAGGTAGACGCCGAGGCATACCGGACGGCGGCGCAGCATCAAGCGATAGCTCAGGCGCAGCAGGCGCAGCAGGCGCAGTGGGCCAATATGAGAAGCATGCACAGCCAGCTAGGTAACTTAGGCAATGGCGTAGTGAGTAGCAGTAATGGTGGAGCTACGGGGGCTAGCCAACCCCAACCAAAGCAACTCACCCCTAGGACATGGACCAACGCCGGTATCCACTACATGCTCAACTCCAATGGGCAGGTTTTCTATAGCAAAGACAGCACAAACTGGAAGGAACTGTGATGGAATACAAATTCACAAAAGACTGGTTCTCGGAGGCCGAGAAGATTTGGCCGCTGTTCATCCCCCTACTGCCAGCGCGGAAGTCATTCCTAGAGATCGGCTCCTTCGAGGGCCGCAGCATGGTCTGGACCGCTGAGAATATGGTGGAGCACGGCGGGTTCATTGACTGTATCGATACGTGGGAAGGTGGAGAGGAACACGTCGCCGCGGGCGAGGATATGGGCAGTGTGGAGGAGCGGTTCGACCACAACCGAATGCTGGTCGAAATCAAAAACAGGGTAGAGGTCAATAAGTACAAAGGCACCTCAGTGCAGCACCTTGCCCACTGGTTGGTCGAGAACCCAGAAGATCACCCGACCTTCGATTTTATTTATATCGATGGGTCGCATAAGGCGAAAGATGTGTTGACAGACGCATGTATGGCGTGGCAACTACTTAAACCCGAAGGGGTATTGGTGTTTGACGACTATCTATGGGGAAACCCCCGTGATGCGCTACACCGCCCGAAGATTGCCATAGATGCCTTTACGAACATCTTTGGTGAAGAACTGTCCATCGTTTACGCGGGACATCAGCTAGCAGTGAGAAAGAATCCATGACCAAACTTTCAGAAGAAATCCACCCCGTTGACCTTCACGTCGGTAGCGCTATCCGAGTGCGCCGCAAGTCTATGCAGATCAGCCAGAGCGACCTAGCCGATGGCCTTGGTGTCAGCTTCCAGCAGGTGCAGAAGTACGAGCGCGGCACTAACCGAGTTAGCGCTTCTAGGCTTTACGATATCGGTGCTTGCCTAGGGGTATCAGTCGATTACTTCTTCGAGGGGCTTCCGTCTAACATCAATGCCCCAATGACCGAAGACGAACAGGCTGTCCAAGAGTTCGGTCGCCATCCCCGCATCATCCGCATCGCCAAAGCCTTCCAAGGTCTAAGCGCAAACAACGTCAGTGCCATCATTGGCATGGCGGAACACATGGGAGGCAAGGGTGAGTGATCCAGTTAGGGATACGCAGCACGGTGGAGACCACTACAAGCGCATGACGATCCAGCCTTGGGACGTCATTGATACGTGGCCTATTGAGCAGCAAATCGGCTTCTACCGTGGTAATATCAACAAGTACTACATGCGGATGTTCGATAAGGAAGACCCCATCACGCAGGTGGACAAGTTGATCCATTACGCAGAGAAGCTGAAGCAAGTGCTGCGAGCAAAAGAGAGATAGCTATGGTTACGTGGTCCTACAGCAGCATCAAGACCTTCGATCAGTGCCCTAAGAAGTACTACCACCTGAAGGTCGCCAAGGACGTCAAGGACGTACCGGGGGAGGCTGCGGACTACGGAACCGAGGCCCATACCGCTGCCGAGGAGTTCATCAAAAACGGCACACCGATCCCAGACAAGTTCAAGTTCATGGCTCCGACCATCGAGGCCTTGGCTAGGCTCAAAGGGACCAAGCATGCGGAGATGAAGCTAGGGATACGCAAGACGGACGAAGGGTTCGAACCTTGCGGCTTCTTTGCACCGAATGTGTGGTGGCGGGGCATTGCTGACTTGATCATCATCAACGGCCATAAGGCTTTTGTGGTGGACTACAAGACAGGCAAGAACGCCAAGTATGCGGACGTTAAGCAGCTTGACCTTCTAGCCGCAGCAGTGTTCCTTCACTACCCCCAAGTTCAGATCATCAAGTCGGCATTGATCTATGTCGTCAGCAACGAGCTAATCAAAAAAGATCACGTAATCACAGAACGGTCTGCCTACCTGAGTGTGTTCAATACCCAACTGGATAGGTTAGAGGCCGCAGAACAATCAGGCGTTTGGAACCCGGTCAGTGGCCCCTTATGTGGCTGGTGTCCGGTGACTGAGTGCCCCCATCACAGGAAGAGACGATGAGTGAGACAACAGCAGAAGAACAGGCCGCTATGGCTATCAAGCTAACGGACAACGTGCGGAACTTGATCCGGAGCGAGGTCAAGGCGGCGCTGGAAGACCCAACTTTTATACGTACGCTGTTTGTAAGTGAGTTAGCGAACTGGCTAGCCGTCCCCATCGTTCAACACGCGATTAACATGGGCCTCCTCAACGCAACGATTGATCAGCGGGTTGAGCATATTGTGACGCGGATGCGGATGCAGGAAGCAGAGCAACGCCGCTATTACACCAGTACAACCTCCGGACTGACCTACTGATGTGCTGCCCAAACTGTAGCTTCCACGAAGCCGAGGTGAAACGGTTACTGCAAGTCATAGACAGGATGAAGGAGAACGCAGCAGGGCTACCGATACGCAGACGCAGCCAGCTAGAGGAGCACTACAAGTTTACCCCCTACGAGAGCGCCATCGTCCGCATGCTGTGGGCCGCTAAAGGTAACTGCATCCTAGCAGGGGAGATACTTCGCAGACTGGACTCCAAGACGACGTGGGACACAATCAGTGTTCACGTATTCCATATAAGAAAAAAGCTCGGTCCATACACAGTGCAGAACAAGCACGGCAAGGGCTACTACCTAACACAGAAGGGCCTAGACCTACTGGCCCCACTCCTAAAGGAAGACGCATGAAGAACGCCACCACTTTTGACTGGACCGACGCAGACGTCGAGAAGCTGATCGCGCTCCACCTCAAGGGCCTAAGTGCCAGAGAGATCGGGGCTCAGTTTAACGTCACGCGCAACGCCATCATTGGGAAGCTCTCTAGGCTGAAGGCGGCTGGCCGCTGCCCTGAACTGAGCGACACCGTGCTTCTGAGGAAGAAGCAGCACCAGAAGATCACCAGTGCCAATATCCTTAAGTCTACGCTGCAACGGGAAAACCCACGACCAGCGCCTAAGCCGAAGCCTCTTCCAAAACCCAAACCTGTACTGAGGCTTGTACAGAAACCTGTGGAGGTAGCTCCAGTGACCGAGGTTGTTACACCTACGTGGGGGTTCTCTAAGCCCCTACATTCCCTGCGCCGTAAAGGATGCAGGTGGATCGCGGAAAGCCCACCCAAGGGCCGTATGGATGAGGCGCTAATGTGCGGGGAGCTTCAACATGAGAACTCTCCTTATTGCGCATATCATCGTAAGATAGCCCTGTACCCGATGACACCAGCAGACCGGGCTAAGATGGCACGTTCTATCGTCAGGGCGGGTAAGTGGGACACTATGAGGAGATAGACATGGCCTACAAGGACAAGTCCGACCGCAACTACAAGCGGGAGTACGAGACTTACCAAGGTAGTGAAGAGCAGAAGAAGAACCGCGCCGCACGTAACGCCGCACGGAACAAGCTCATGAAAGCGGGCAAGGTCCACAAAGGCGACGGCATGGACGTGGACCATATCAAACCGATTTCCAAGGGCGGTGCCAACACAGGCGGCAACCTACGGGTTGTTAGCAAGAGCGCTAACCGTTCCTTCGCCCGCAACAAGGACAAATCGATAAAATGAAGATTCTGGATAACAAGATACTTCTAATCGACACCCAGCAGCCCGATGACATCCTAAGCCGCATCCAGAAGAGCGCGGTTGTGGAGTCGGGCGAGGTGGCCGTCAGATGGGGGCTAGACGAGGCGCAAGCCTTGACCAAGCTGAAGTTAGAGGGTGTGCCCTCCCCCATTGACCGGGACTACAAGTGGACGGGGAAGCTAACCCCCTACGAGCACCAGAAGATTACGTCTGGGTTCCTCACACTGAACCCCAAGGCATTCTGCTTCAACGAGCAGGGTACGGGTAAGACTGCGTCTGTGATCTGGGCTGCGGACTACCTCATGAAGATCGGCAAGGTTAAGCGCGTCCTAGTGCTATGCCCCCTGTCCATCATGAAGTCAGCATGGCAGCAGGACCTGTTCAAGTTCGCCATGCACCGCAGTTGCTCGGTGGCTCACGGCTCTTCCGACGTCCGGAGGAAAATCATCAAGGCTAACTCCGATTTCGTCATCATCAATTTCGACGGCCTAGCTGTCGTGAAGGACGAGATCATGGCGGGTGGCTTTGACATGATAGTTGTTGACGAAGCCAACGCGTACAAAAACTCCATGACCACGCGGTGGAAAATCCTGAACGAGGTGGCAAAGAACGTGCCTTACCTCTGGATGCTTACGGGTACGCCAGCGGCACAGTCGCCTGTGGATGCTTATGGACTAGCAAAGCTAGTGGCACCAGATAATGTGCCGAAGTACTACGGTTCGTTCCGTGACCGGGTTATGTACAAAATCTCGAACTTCAAATGGATACCCAAGCCCACCGCTAAGGAGACCGTCTTCGATGCGCTCCAGCCAGCGATTAGGTTTGAGAAGGACCAGTGCCTAGACCTGCCGCCGCTTACCTATATCGAGCGCAGCGCACCCCTGACCAAGATGCAGATCGGCTTCTACAAACTCCTCAAGGCAGAGATGTCCTTCGAGGCAGCGGGCGAGGAGGTGATCGCACAGAACGCAGCGACCCAGATCAACAAGCTCCTGCAAATCTCAGGAGGCGCGGTCTATACGGATACTAGGGAAGTTGTAGAGTTCGATGTGAGTAACAGGCTCAACGTCGTCCTCGAAGTGGTGGAGGAGTCCTCGCACAAGGTGCTGATCTTTGTGCCGTTCACCCACACCATAGCCCTTCTGGAACGCGCCCTAACTAAGGCGGGCATCACCACAGCCGTCATCAATGGCAAGGTGTCAGTCAACAAGCGCACCGAAATTGTTACGGATTTTCAAACTACGCCAACCGTCCGGGTATTGATCATCCAGCCTCAAGCGGCTTCGCACGGGCTGACCTTGACAGCAGCTAACACGATTATATGGTACGCGCCCGTCACGAGCGTGGAGACCTACCTACAAGCCAATGCTCGCATCAACAGGCCGGGGCAGCATAACCCGATGACCATCGTCCACATTCAGGGCAGTGAGGTCGAGGCCAAGCTCTACAGCATGCTGCAAAACAACGTGCTGAACCACGAGAAGATTATCGAACTCTACAGACAGGAGCTTGTTGACACTGTCTAATAAAGGAGTATGTTCGGGAAGCTGAAAGGAGAACAGCATGAGCGAAGAAGAGCCAACCGCCGAGACGCTGGCCGGTATCTACATCAGGATGCGGAACGTCATTAAGGCGAAGGAACAGCAGCACGAAGCCGAAATGGAAGGGCTGCTAGAAGACCAAAGGGCTATCAGTGAGAAGCTGCTAGACCTGTGCAACGCACAGAAGGCAGACAGCATTAAGACCGCGGCGGGGACCATCACCCGTAAGAAAACTTCGCGGTACTGGACGAGTGACTGGGAATCCATGCACGAGTTCATCAAGGAACACGACGCTCTCTTCTTGCTGGAGCAGCGTATCCATAACGGCAACATGAAGCAGTTTTTGGAAGACAATCCCTCTGAGTTCCCAATGGGGCTTCAGGCGGACAGCAAGTACACCATCCAAGTGCGCAAGCCTACGGGCAAGTAAGGCGAAAGTAAGGAACGAAAATGTCTAACGTCAGCATCTTTAAAGAAGGTGGGGCTATCGCTCCACGCACCCGCGAGCTTTCGGAACTCGCAAAGTCTCTGGTTAGTGCGAACACCACTCGCCGTATCGCCGCCAATATCAACGGCACCTTCAAGCGCATCGTCAACGGTGAGCAGATCGGCAAGTCCCTCCGTGGTGAGATCGACCTGATCATCGTCGCTGCGCTCCCCAAGGTCTCGCGTACCTACTACGTGGGTAACTACGATCCAGACGCTAAGCCAACCCTGCCTGATTGTTGGTCTAACCTCGGTGACAAGCCAGAGGCCGCTGCGTCTAACAAGCAAGCCTCTAACTGCGCCGACTGCCCGATGAATGTCGCTGGTTCTGGTACTGGTGGTAAGGGCCGTGCATGCCGCTTCCAACGTCGCGTTGCTGCGCTGGTTGCTGGTGACCCCACGGGCGAAATCTACCAGTTCAACATCCCTGCCAAGTCCCTCTTCGGTAAGGGTGTGGGCAACGTCCATCCGTTCGAAAGCTACGTGAAGTTCCTCGCTGCCAATAACCTGTCTCCGGACGGCGTGGTGACCAACGTGAAGTTCAACGACGAAGTGGAAGGCATGGAGCTTCTCTTCTCTCCGGTTCGTGAAACCACCGACGACGAGTACGAGATGGTTAACGCTGCACAGGCTAACCCTGAAGCTAAGGGTTACACCATGCTTACTGTTGCTCAAGCAGACGGTGTGACGAAGAAACCAGCCTTGGCAGCACCAGCCGAGAAGCCTAAGGTCGTTAGCTCTGACGAGCCAGACGATGAGGACGAGCCACAGCCCGTGAAGCGGGCCTCTAAGTCACAGGCCTCGGAAGACAAGCCAGCCAAGAAACCCCTCGCTAGCTTGGTTAGCGAGTGGGGCGAAGACGAGTAAAGCGATGAGTGTCGGTTACAGCCGTAAGCTGATCCACATGAATGATGAAGCCAGTGATGAACTCATTGGCGTTCGTCTGGGGCGGGTGTGCATCAATAATGATGTCCCTGTTATTGACGTGGCTAACCGACTGGGTGTTAGTAGACAGACTGTTTACAACTGGTTCTGCGGGGATAAGTCCCCGCAGGATCAAACCGTCGATGCCATTTTAGATTATATGGCTGAGCTTAGCTTAGGCTAGCTTGGTACTCCCCAACTCAATCGCATTTTCAGGGGGCATTGCCTCCCGATGACTGGTGCCTAATGACAAACTTTGACCTCTTAAAAGCTGTACAGCCAGACGCCGGTTGGTTCGCCATTACGGGGATCAAGAACGGCAAGGTGAAGCAGACGCTTGTGGATACCCGCGAAGAGGCAGATGACGCGGTAGCCAGCTTTCTAGATCAAGACTTCGACGTCTATTTCGGTGTGGCTAAATATGCCTCAGACAAGAACCGCACCAAGGACAACGTGCAAGCCCTCAAGGCCTTCTGGCTGGATATCGATTGTGGCGAGGCTAAGGCTGCTCCTAACCCCAAGACTGGAGTACCGGGCGGCTACCTAGACCAAGAAGCGGGGCTAACCGCACTGCGGGAGTTCTGCAAGACGGTGGGTCTTCCTAAGCCGATCATCGTTAACTCAGGGCGCGGTCTACACGTGTACTGGGCGCTGACGGAGGAGATTACACGGGAAGAGTGGGAGCCAGTAGCCTCCCGCTTGCACCAGCTTTGCGTTACCCATCACTTCTATGTGGACGCAGCTATCTTCGAAGTAGCACGCATTTTACGTGTTCCCGGCACGCTGAATTTCAAGGACTCTCCCCCTACTCCAGTAGAGGTTATCACTACGGCGAAACCCGTAGAGTTCGAGGGGTTCAAGGATACACTAGGGGTAAAGCCGCAAACCAAAGCGCAGTTCGATATACCTACGCGCCGTGAGCTATCTGCTCTTGGTAAGGCCATGAAGGAAGGATCATCCTCTAGCTTCGCACGGATCATGCGCCGTAGCATGCAGGACGATGGGTGCCAGCAGCTTAAAGACTGCTACGAGAACCAAGACACCCTAGCTGAGCCTCGGTGGTTCAACGCCCTCTCCATCGCTAAGCACTGCTCGGATAGTGACACGGCCATCCACAAGATGTCTAACAAACACCCGGACTATGATCCGGGAACCACAGAACAGAAAATCCAGCACATTAAGGACCCCCATACCTGCGTTACGTTTGAGCGCAACAACCCAGACGGCTGCGACGGATGCCCGTTCAAGGGCAAGATCAAGTCACCCATAGTGCTAGGCAGAGAGGTAATAGCAGCCTCTAAAGAAGAGAACATCATCTCCGTCGAGAGCGATATCGATGGTGGCAAGGACGTAACGTACGTCATCCCGACGTACCCGCACCCATATGTGAGGGGCAAGGGTGGTGGGGTGTGGCGGCTACCTGATGGAGAAGAGAGCGAACCTACCCTAATCTATGAGTACGACGTCTATGTCGTTAAACGCATGGAAGACCCTAGCGCGGGAGGGCTTACCCTTCTTCGGTATCACTCGCCCAATGACGGGGTGAAGTCCTTCACAGTGCCGCACATCACCCTCTTTGACGCCGCAGAGCTACGGAAGGTGCTGTCTAGCAAGTCGGTCTTCTGTACCGGCAAAAAGTTCCTACTTCTAGCGGACTATCTACAGTCGTCCGCAAAACACTTAAACCATATCGAAAGGGCAGAAGAGATGAGACTTCAATTTGGCTGGGCGGACAACGACCGCAAGTTCATCGTTGGTGACAGGGAGTATGGCATTGACGGGGTGTTCCATAGCCCACCGTCTTCAGCCACCGCAAATATCGCTGCTCACATGGTCCCTAAGGGCTCCTTGGAGAAGTGGAAAGAGGTGTTTGCGCTCTACGGGCAACCGGGCATGGAGCATCTGGCCTTCGCTGCGCTAACTGCGTTTGGTGCGCCTCTGATCAAGTTCACAGGGCAGAGCGGCTGTATCCTCAACCTCCACTCTCCGGACTCTGGTACAGGTAAGACGACCACCCTGCATATGATCAACAGCGTGTGGGGAGACCCTAAGAAGCTCTGCGCGATTAAGGACGATACCCTCAACGCCAAGATCATGCGGCTGGGCGTTCACAACAATCTTCCAATGTGCGTGGACGAGATCACCAATATGAAGCCTGAGGAGGTCTCTGTTCTTGCCTACAACATCTCGCAGGGTAAGGGCAAAGACCGCGTCATGCAGCACAGCAACGCGCTCCGTTACAATGCTTCAACATGGCAGACATCCGCAGCATGCTCGTCCAACTCCTCGCTCTATGAGAAGCTGGGCTATAAGGATATGGCCGATGGGGAGATGATGCGCATCATCGAGTACCAGATCGAGAAGTCCTCCATCATCGATCCGGTGGTAGCCAAGCAGATGTTCGACCACCAACTCCTGAACAACTACGGGCATGCGGGTGGCATCTATGCTGAATATCTTGTCAGTAACACGGAAGATATTAGCGCGGCGGTCCTAGCTACTCAGGCCATCATCGATGCTGATCTAGAGTTAACTCAGCGGGAGCGTTTCTGGTCAGCGAAGTACGCGGCTAACTTCACTGGTGGGCGCATCGCCAAGCAGCTTGACTTGATCGACTGGGACCTAGAGCGGATTTACGAGTGGGCACGGACACACCTTACCCCAAGCCTTCGTGCAGACGTGACGCCTCCATCTACCAACATAGCCAATATCATTGGTAGCTACATCAATCGGCATATGCAGAACGTCCTCGTCATCAATGACAATATAGACCAGCGCTCTAACATGGCACCTTTGCCGCAGATGGAACCAAAAGGTGCGCTATCGATCCGGTATGAGCCAGACACGCAGAAGCTCTTTATTTCGCAGAAACCATTTAAGGATGACTGTGTGAAGTACCAGATTAACTACAAGGACGCGCTTAAGAAGCTGAGTGCGCAGGGCATCTACGTAGGGGGTAGGAACAAGCGCCTCTCTAAGGGGATGAAGATCACCGCGCCTAGCGTCCACTGCTTGGAGTTCGACTGTAAGGTGGCTGGCTTCATTGATATAGCCAGTGTCGTTGGCCTAGAGGAAGCGCCTAGCGATGGTAGTGGAGAGGGTTAGCTATAACGTAAACTGGGGCGCGTTCGAGCGGGGGGCATCGATTTTCATACCCTGCTTGGATTGCACCAAAGCCAAGGCCGAGGTAGCCGTCGTCCTTAGACGCCTCCGCATCAAGGTGCTGACCAAGGTGTGCATAGATGACGGGATTAGGGGTTTACGGATGTGGCGTCTTTGATGTAAAGGGGAGCTTGACAGGGGTTTTTTCCTTTCCTCCTGTGTCTTCCTCCTGCTGGGTGACTGGCCCTCCGCTTTCGGGATGATCGCGGAGGGCCTTTTTTTATCCCTCTTCAGGATTGATATCTCGGTTACCGAGTTGCGCAGCCATGATCCCCTGCATGCGGGGGGAGACCACAAGACCGTTTAGGGCCGACCCACGAGACTCCATACGGCCAGACAGAGAGTTCCTGATCGTCGCACCTGTGATGGGCAGGACGTAGTTGCGCTCGTTGTACTCTTCGATCTCTGTGAACAGAGCATCGATCTTGGCCTCGTCACCACGTTGGAACGCCCTATCCAGTTTGCCCAGCAGGTCGGCCTTCTCCTTCTCGATCTTTTTGATCATGCGCTTGGCCATGATGTTAGTCTTCTGGAGTTCGGCCACACTGGTGCTAGCAAAGCCACCGCTTTGAGCAACCAACTTACCCATCGTGTAGAACTCTGCGTTGGCGACCTCTGCACCGTCTGGGGTGAGGTTACCTTCTCTTGCCAGCCGCGAAGCGGCTAGGGGGCCACGGAAGAAGGCCGGAACCATCTTCTCAAGGCCACGGTCACCCTGCCCGTTTTGGAAGTCCTGCACACCCTTAGCAACATTGCCCACATAGCCCCCAAGAGGACCAGCCAGCCTGAAGAACATATCTTGGACAGCCTCCTCGTGGGAGGCAGCAGGGCCATCGTCACGGAACCACATACCCAGCAGGTCGATAGAGGTAGACGCACCGAGGTTCAAGTCGGTCATCGCGGAGATAGGACCCATTTCAACGCCTAGAGCGAGCTTGTTAGCCTGCTCCTCAGTCAGGCCAAGGGCCTTAGAGACGTCCCCGTCAGGGCCGAAATAGTGTGGGATGAAGTAGGTCCGGAACCACAGGTCCATACTCCGCATGCCCAGCGGGTTGCCATCCTCGTCGTCATCGCCAAGATCAAACAGGTCGCGGTAGGCATCCATCGCACCCATCAGCATGCCGTAGAACGGCAGGGCCACCACGCCACCGAACATGGCGGTCAGACCCATAGTGCCAAAGAGCTTTGTCGCTGCCTCACGGCGCTCTTCCACCGTCTTCATAGCATTGATCATCCCCGCCGCATTCTTGAAGAGGTAGCTCGTCATCTGCAGGGGGTAGGTCATGAACTGGAACGTGATGCGACCCAGAGGGTGTTTGAAGGCTTCGGGCTTGCTGAAGTTAGAGTAGTCAAAGAGCGACTCGTCCGTCAGGTCCACAGCAGTCTTAGCAGCAGCGACCGCTGCCTTCTTGGGGTCCATGCCACCCTTGACCAGCTTCTTGTACTCAAGCTCAGCCGACGACATCACCATGATCTGACGGCTGATGTTTTCCATCTGGCCGAAAGCACCGAAGGTGAAGTTGAAGACGTTCCGCGTGGCTTTGCTGATATCACTATCATAGTCCGCAGAGGGCTTGTTTTTACGCTCCGTCATCTCAGCGTAGTAGGTAGCAGCGAACTTGCCGCGGTCATTGGCGTAGTTCCAAGCGTACTGAAGGGCGTTCGCTAGATCGCGGTCCTTCAGCTTTTCAACGTAGCCAGAGTCCCGCATCTGAGGTGAACCCCAGTCGGTGACTATATCGCCTTCGGCGTTCTGCTTGGACACACTGAACTTGTTGAACAGGTTCGAGTAGTTGGCAGCGGTCTTCATCACGTCCGCCACACCATACCTAGCAGACAGCACGGGCAGACCGACGATGGGCAACTGCGTCATCTGGATGAGCGCAGACTTAGGCGAGGACATCAACATGAAGAAGACGACCTTGTTGCCCATAGCAGCGACGGCATCCCAGTCGAAGTCACCGGGCTTAACTTGGTTAGGAGAAATCTCAGCATCCGCACGGGCTTGAAGACGGTCGATCATGGGGATCAAGTCGTTCTTATCTGGACGGCCCTTAAGCTCGCCATAGGCGTTAGCGATGGTGTTCCGGATGGTCGTGGCATGCTCAAGACGGCTAAGCTGGCTGACAGCCGCAGACTGGCTCGTTGCAAACCCGCGCAGTGCATCCGCACTGAAGCCCTCACGTCCCTGACGGTGGGTGAACCGCTTACGCATATCCGCCTCAGGCAAGGTCATGAGGAACATCTGGTAGACTTGGTCCTTGATCGACGCCTTGTCCGCCGACCCCATGTTATCCACAAGGGCATAGATTTTCTTCAGCATGACGCTGGAGCTTTCGATATCAGCCCGCAGACCAGCAGCGCCATTAGTACCGAAGTCAATCGCACCTTGTGAGTACAGTTCCTCGGCGGTGCGCGTGTCGCCCTTAGCCCGCATCTCTGCCATTTTCGCAGCAGCAGCACGGTCTCTCGCAAGGGCATTGTCGAACATCAGGTAGGTGGAGTTCTTGCCCTGACCGATCCGAAGCCAGAAGTCCCCACTACGCACCAGAGGGAAGTAGACCCCCATCTTAGCCGCTTGAGCCGACTCATAGATCGCAGTGATCTCTTCAATACGCTTGACCCGGTCTGCCTCTTCTAGGCCAGCCCTATTAACCTCAGCCTTCAGCAGTTCGATGTGTTTGGCCAGCGTATCCTCATGGGTCTTCTTGACCATCTCGTAGATGCGCTGCGCTTGGCTATAGTCCTTAGGGCCATTCTTCTCCCCGTACTGACCCAGCCGCCCCCAGCCCTCGACAGTGTAGGTAGTGCCGTTGTCCAGCTTGAAGGTACCGCCGTTGTAGATCAGCTTCAGGACGTCCATGCGCTTGCCGATCTCTTTGGCGTTAGCAACAGGGTCCTTGCGCAACTCTACAAGCTCCGCGTCCTTCTGGAGCGCGGCAGGCAGGTTCTTATGCAGGGTGGGGTCTACACTTAGCAGTGTGGTGAGGTGCATCATGTCGGCCAGAGCCGCCGCACCCTGCTTGAACTTGGCGTTAAACTCACCCCAGAAAGAAACCTTATCCGCAAGCTCTCGCAGGGCGACGTTGCGCGTCACCGTTAGGTCCTCTACGGCCTTGGATAGGTTCTCAGCATTCTTGACGCCAGCGTTGCCCAACCACTTAATGATCTGCGGCGACGTCATGGCCTTCAGGATCAGAGGGTTTTGCTTGAAGTTAAACGCACCCCCTACGTGGTCAGCGAGCAGGAGGAAGTCATCAAAGCTACGGAACGAGTACAGGATTTGCTTAGCAAGCCCTTGGTTCATCGCCATTGCCGTACGGCTAGTGGCTAGCTTCTGAACTTCGCGGGTAAGTTCTCGACTGACCTTTTCGGCCTTAGCGGCTTTCCCAGTGGCCATCTGGTCGGTGACGACTGTGGAGACGAGGTTACTAGCTGACTTATCTATAGCCGTTTTACCGGTAGTGGCACGGGCAACAGCCCTGTACTCTTTATCCGTAGAGCTAAACAGAGACTCGCTGTTACTAAGTACTTTCACCAAAGCGCTATTATCTTTGACGTCTAAACCAATAAACTTGCGTATAGCATCAACAAACTTTCCAAATGCCGTGATCTTTTGATACGGGATACTATTTAGCATCTCTTGCATATCAATATTAGTTAGCGCCCACGTCATAAACTCCCGCTCGTTAGCGAGACTATTATTGCCCTTAAGCAGCGCACGCATTTCGAAATCTGAAAGAGAGGCCGGGTTTTGGGCGTAGCGTCGCTTTAGGCTTGCTTTAA